TTTGTATATCTTCCAATAACATCACCACCCATTCCCTCTATTGATAAGGCGTTCTCAAAAATTCTCAATTTTTCTTCTGAACTAGGCATATCTATTAAGTTGAACTTGTTGTTATTCCTGCTTCTGCATTGGCGGCTTCTCTTAACTCAGTGTAAAGCTGTGCCACCATCTCCTTACTCGCCAAATTGTCTTTTATCTTGCCTCTGATAAGCTCTTCCTGTGTCTTACCTTGCTGTTCAATAGTAATTTTCTCCATCTCATTAGCGTGTTTTTGCTGTTCGTTCTGAGCATTACCATCAATCTGCTGTTGTATGTCGGCTGTTTTCTCCTGACGTGCTTTCTCCTGATTCTTCTTAATCCGATAACGCATCTGCTTCTGTAGATCGAAGATATCTGCACCTGCCTCAAGCCTTGTTGTGAAGTAGATAGCATCTGATGTTGTTAAACCAATATTACCATCCCTTGTGTCTTGTAACGATATATCAAGCCATTTATTAAACTGAGCCTTCATCATAGAGTCGGGTTTGGGTTTAAGTGTAAGTCCGTACTGAACACCATTCCCTTCCATCTCTTTAAGTGCGTCTATCTCTGTAGGACTGATAACCCCTTTGTAAGTATTTCTTACCCTTTCGTCATTACGAATACTGATCTGTATACGTCTCATCATAGAAAAACCAGCACTCTGCTTAATCTCTAATACAGCATCAGCAATAGGTTTTAGTGCGTTCATAGTAGACTGCATGGCCTCTTTAGTGTTCCCTGCGGGTACTCCCACCTCTGGTGTAACACCAAGACTAGCTAAGTTGATGCCAACAAACAATTCTATCTTCCTAAAAGCAAACTCAAGTGATTTGATAGTTTCATCAACCCTTGTGCCAAGCCCTCCGTCAATAGGTGTTACGGGTAAGGCAGCACCTCCGGTGTACATGCCATTGCCTCCATAACTATAAAGAAGTCTACCTGTCTGTTGCCACATCTTCACTACCTCTGCTACATCAAGCAACTGTCCCCCTAAACTAACATTCCCTAACATGGCTGTATTAAGAGCATATCCCCTCTCTACCATCATGGCTAGTGAGTTCTGATAACGAAGATATAGTTGTGCTATTTCATCAAAAATAGGTATTAGGTTTTCTATTATAGGAGGTTGTAATAATTGCTCTACGTGCATTGGCAATTGTGGCTTATTCAGTGATTCCCTTGATGCCATCTTAACTTTACCCCAATCGAACACATGGTCTGAACCTATTACCCAGCTACACTGATAGGGCTGTCTTAAATATGTTTCTTTGACCTTTGACTTAGCACCCATACTAATAGACTCTTTTGATAATGGTCTCGCCTCACCGTCATAGCCAAGGTCTATTATAAGGTCTCTGCCGTGTCTGTTATGATAGTATAATTTTTTCTCAGAGTTGTTGTCCATCCAAAGGGCCTCCAAAACAGGAACTTTGAAATTATTAATACCTTCATATAGCCTAGTGACAGGATCCAGATCACTGTATTTGGTGCTCTCCCAGCCAGTAGAGGGATTACCATATTTGCCATAACAAGAATAGGCCAGCGCCCTTATTTCGTCTTCGGGTACGTGAGGTAGTTTTTTTCTTAGGTTACTTATCGTATAATATGTTACATATCCTGCGTAGTCAGAATCGTTATAATCAAATTCATTAGAGTATTGTATGATAACATTAGCCGGATCAAGATACTTGACCCTCCACTTACCTAGCTCCTCGTCAAAATAGTCCCTTACCGCTCCATAACCGATACAAACAAGGTCATCTACTATCTTTTTACGTATGACATTATCCCACCTGCTTATATCGAAAGAGTGTCTTAGTAGTTTTTGCATGGAAGTCGCTACCGTGAGCTTAAATCCCTCCTCTGCCTCAAACATATCAAATTCTTCCTGGCTTTGAGGATAAATCATCTCCTCGTCAATAGGGATACCCGCTTTTAGCTTAAATTCCGTCTGCCAATCAGCAAAATTAGCCTCTACCTGCATTCGGTATTTCTCGTCTTGCATAAGACCACGAGAATCAGCATCAATTGTGTCTACATAAAGGTCAAAATCTTGCTTGTCGAACTGACCATGTAGTTGATTCATTATGCTTGGCGCAGGACTAAGGTTTTTCCAAAGTAGGTTATACCAGCCTTCCCGCTTCGCCGTTTTTGTTAATGCTAAATCATCCCAATTCGTTACCGAAGTAGCCGTGGTAGAAGAACTGTCTTCTGTACTATCATTAGCAAGCCATGTTTTATATTGTTCTGTGCTTTGTTTCCCGGTGCTATACAGTCTATTTTCAGTGAACTTAGTCGCTTCAGTGTGCCCCCATGCAGTTTGATTTCTGCAAAACATAGAATAAATTGCCTGACTATTAGCCCTACAATACTTATCTGTTTTTAAGGTTGGATTTATGTCTTGTGAGGGGAAGTCCCAAGAACCTTCGGATTTATAGTCTGAATTTATTGGAATCATTTAGTAACTGCATTATTTTATGCAAAGATACTAAGAAATTAGAATACGAAGATTATTGGTATTTAGATACAACTTAAACTATTAATGAGTCTTGAAATTATAAAGAGGTTTTAGTATATCAATTACCTCTACCGTGTCAACTATAGCATTCATTATTTCGACAATAGACTTATAAGCCTGTGGTGCTTCATCAAGAGTAGATATACCAACAGAAGTACTATAAACATCAGTCATTGTATTTTTAAAATCATCAATATCAATGAGTTCTTTTGCTTTTCTTCTACTCATTAGTCGTCCTGCCCCATGCGGTGCTGAATAATTCCAATTCTCATTTCCCTTTCCAACACATAGCAAGGAACCATCACGCATATTTATGGGTATAAGTAGCGTTTCTCCTTTTTCTGCCGAAACAGCACCTTTACGCAAAATCATACGACTAAAATCAATATAATTGTGTATGGTTTCAAATCGTAAGTCCTCCTGTAATTCAGTTTCTTTTATAATTATATCTGCCATAGTCTCACGATTCAATGTAGCATATTTTTGAACAATCATCATGTCGTTCATATAATCATCAAAATCAGAGCCATATAAAAAAGCTAATTCTTTATCTGTTTTTGGTTTCTTAATTTTCTTAAGTTCAGTAGGAATATCTTTTTGTCTGCCTTCTTTTTTAAGTCTTTCAATAAGTTTAGCTCTGATTTTACTCATTTCGTTTGCGTTCTGAAATGCCATGTTTTGATAATACTTACACGTATCCCCACCAAGTTTTCTGCTCCCTGAATGTATAATAAGATAAATACTCCCATCCTTCTTTGACTTACTTATTTCAATAAAGTGATTGCCGCCACCCAAAGAGCCTATTGATAAGCCTGCACGTACTAAGTCAATATGTTTTTGACATCTTAGATTAGAAAAATCAAATTTCTGCTTATTTGTATCATGAACATTGAACCCATTTGGTATTTTAGTGTTTATAACAATATCAAGTTTTTCAAAATCAACCTCTTCGTTTTTTAGTTTTATAGTAAGCATGCCACAACCTATATCAACACCAACTAAATTAGGTGTAAGTTTATCGGTTATTGTCATTGTAGTTCCAACGGTACATCCCTTACCCGCATGTGCATCAGGCATTATTCTCACTTTAGCATCCTGATAGGGATCGAAGTTTATGAGTTTTTTAATCTGTTCGTATGCCTCGTATTCAAAAGTCTCTGCAAAAACTAAGGCTTCGTTTCCTTTAATATTTTTGATTCTTTTTATCATTTATATCTATTAAATATTTTCCTAAGGTAAGCTAAAAGTTCATTAAATCCAAATAAAATTAGTACTTTCTTCTTCTGAACATTCCAATAGAGCCTAAATCGGTTGGCTTGGAGAACATTACTTCCTCTATCTGTCTTGTCTGTGTTTTACTGCCCATGAGAGCCATAGCTGCTGCTGTAAACAAATCTCTATGTGTCATGTCTTCCAAACCCTTGATATCTTTTATCTCTTGTATAATGTCATCATGATTCTCTTTATGGATTCTAAACTCCACGTAATCCTTTATCTCCCTGAATAAATCAGATTTTGACTCTCCCGATGTGAACACTCCCGGCTTTTCTTTTATCTTTCCTGATCGTATGTCTGTTTCGTAAAGCAAATACTGACCAAACCCATTTCTTATAAAGTATGCCCAAAACTCATTAACATTATTTTCAGGATAGATATAGGCATTGAGGTAAATAGCTGCCTTTAATACATCTTCACAAAACTCATTTAAACTTGGTGGTCTATTCCTGTAAGATAATATAAATGTTCTGGTATTCCACTCTTTAATATCTTTACTCGTTTCTACCGTTGGGTCGTACTCTAAGAGTCCTGCTATACCGCCATCTGACTGTCTGGAAGAAGAGGTACTTATTTTAGCATCGTTCTTATTCATATAAGAGAAGGGGTCAACTCCTATTGTTATCCTTGTGCGCCCATTGGGCTTCCACATAGGGACAAAAGAACCTTTGCTGGCATCCCACCCCTGTGTCTGTAGCCGTAGGTTAGTTTTCTCTCTCGGCATATCAAAGGATAGTTTAAATTTACCATTGATGGGATCTGTTCGCCACACTACCCTCCCGAACCTAATACCACCCTCCCATTCAAAGTTACCTACTTTATAGGGTGTCTTGCCAAATGATTTTTCTTTGTTAATTTCACTTAACCGAGTATCAAGTTTAATCAGGTCAAAGCCTACATTACCTGCACTGCCTATCCAACAATCAGCCCATCGCATGGGGAACTTTCTACTTCTACTCCGGTGTTGTTCAAGAGCCTCTGGTGTCCCTTTTATAAGAAGAGAGTCTAATACTTCTTGTAGGGTTTCTTTTGCACCCTTACCTGATCTGGCAAATTTTGAATCAGGAGTTAATCTTATCTGTCTCTCTGTTGGAGTGTCAACAACTGACTTGCCAAAAATATCTATATAGCCTTCGAGTTTTTTATATGCCTGGTAGAATTTCCTTGCAAGACCGGAATAGGTTTGTCCTGTGGCACTCATTCTTTCATAGAAACAAGATAATTGTCCCATCTTATAGTACTCAATACCACCCTCGTCCATCTCCTCAACATTACTTGGATGTTTA